AACAAAAGATATAGAGAAGAATATGGACAACTTGTTATATGTGCTGATGGCATGAATACATGGAGAAAAGAATTCTTTCCAGAATATAAAGCATCTCGTAAAAAGAACAGAGATAGTTCAGGTCAAGATTGGTCAGAAATCTTTAGGATTCTACATACTGTAAGAGACGAAATAAACGAATATATGCCATACAAAGTTGTACATTTAGAAGGTGTAGAAGCTGATGATGTTATTGGTACACTTACAATGCAAACACAAGAGTTTGGTCAAGCAGAACCTGTTATGATTATATCATCTGATAAAGACTTTATACAGCTACAAAAATATAATAACGTAAAACAATTCAGTCCTATACAAAAGAAATTTGTTAAAGATAAAAATCCAAGAACTTATTTATTTAATCATGTTATGAGAGGAGATAGTGGTGATGGTATACCAAACGTTCTCTCAGCTGACGATACATTTATATCAGAAAAAAGCCAAACTCCTTTAAGACAAACAAAGATAGATAATTGGTTAGAAAATGCTGATAATCTAAGAGAACACATGGATGATGAGATATATCGTAACTATCAACGTAATAAAAAACTTATTGATTTAACTGATATACCAGAAAACATACAAGAAAGTATTATAAATACTTTTAACGGGCAAACAAAAACGCCTAACATGAGAGTGTTAAACTATTTAATTAAAAAAAGATGCAATCATTTGATTGAAGTCGTCGAGGAATTTTACAATGGCTAGAAAATTAGTATCCGAAGTCCTAGCAGAAGCAGGCAAAATCGTAATTCGTGAAGAGCGTATAAAGTTCTTACGATTGAATAAATCACCAGGTCTTACAGACATATTGAGAATTCAGTATGATGATAGTATAGTATCAGTGTTACCATTAGGGGCTCCGTCTTATAAACAAGATGACGCACCTAAAGGTTATGAGTATACAATATTAAATAAAGCATATACACAATTCAAGTATTTCTTTAAAGGACCAGTATCTAGTGGAATGAAACCTCTTAAAAGAGAAGGTTTGTTTTTAAATCTATTAGAGTCACTTAATCCAGAAGAAGCTGAATTACTTATTGCAGCTAAGGATAAAAAAATGAAATCGAAAGGTATAACTAAAAGATTAGTAAATGATACCTTCCCTGGATTATTAGTAAAATAATCCTTTACATTTATGCCAAACTATGGTATAATATATATTATGATACAAATACTACGCGAAATAACAGACTGGGGTGACCAGCAAATATCAAACGGCGACTATTATGTCAACAGCCACGGCTATCTTATAGGTTATATGCCTCAAGGTAAAGCTTACAAAGAGTTTAAAACTCCTATAAAACAGTTTTCAAAGTCAAGACGTAAGTTTAAGCTTATAGGAGAATGGCCTGAAGAATTACCAGATGGAGCAATTACAGTCAAAGGTAGTAACGGTAATACGTATACTATTGTTGACAACAAATGTTCATGTCCTGGCTTTAAATTCAGAGGTTCTTGTAAACATCTAGCACAGGTAGCAGCATGAATATATTCATACTAGATAATGACCCAGTAATTGCAGCACAAGAGCAATGTGACAAACATGTTGTTAAAATGATTGTTGAATCAGCTCAAATGCTATCAACTGTTCATCGTATGCTTGATGGTACTATGGAACGTAGACCATCTAAATCAGGTGCAATGCTTCAGTATTGGAAACTTCATGATGACCGTGAAGATATTGTATACAAAGCATGCCATTTCAATCATCCATCAACTATATGGACAAGAGAATCTAAAGCTAATTATGATTGGCATTACAAACACTTTATAGGATTATGCGATGAATATACATATAGGTATGGTAAAGTTCATTCAACAGATACAAAACTAAGAAAACATCTAGTGCATTCACCAAATAATATTCCAATGAAAGGAATGACTCCATTCAAACTTGCAATGGGTTCTAATCCTGAATGTATGTTTGAAGATGCAGTTAAATCTTATCGTGCATTCTATCATACTAAACAAGCAAAGTTTAATATGGCATGGACAAAACGTCCACAGCCAAAATGGTTCAATGCTGTATAAATTTCACGATTATAAATTTGAAAAAATCGCTAATAAGTATTACGATATAATTCGTGGTGCTATGAATAATTTAGGTCATATCGAAGTTGTTGATGATAGTGCAGCAGATTATAATTTTTATAATCATACCACAACTAATACTAAAAATACATTTATTGTTAAACCTACAGCGCCCACGAGTCGTCACTTTGCAATAGATACCATAGGATATGCGAATTCAAGTGCACTCTCGTACACAAGGCCAGATATAAATGACGACATAGAACAGATGGATTGGGAAAGTATATTGCAATTAAAAAATACTAAGCCAAACAAATGGGACGATTCAGTATTACTTAAATGGAGAGATGCTAAAGATATAAAAGACGACCATATATTAATTATAGGTCAAATGCCAGATGATGAAACAGTAAATGGATTTGGCTTTGGTGACCATATTAAAAGAATGGATATGATTATAAATAAATTAAAGAATGAAAACCTAGTTATTAAATTACATCCAAGATATAAAAATAAAACACTTGTAAAAAAATGGAAAGATGCTGGTCATCATGTTATAACAGGATTTGATTGTATACATAGTATATTACCAAAAACAAGAGTAGCAATTGTAGATAACTCAACAGCTGGTATAGAATGTCTTATGCATGAAGTACCAATTATATCTCATGGTTGGCCTGAATATCATTGGGCTACTCAAAAATTACAAACATTGCCACAACTAGAAAACTTGGTAAATGATTTGTCATGGTATAGACCAGTATATGCAAAACAATTTATTGAATGGTATATAAATCATTACTTATGTCATGATGAAGCTACAACACAAAGAAGATTAAAGGAGATATTAAATGCCAACATATGATTTTGAAAATAAAGAAACTGGTGAAGTTGAAGAACGTATCTTAAAGATATCAGAGTATGATGATTTCTTAAAAGACAATCCTCAACTAAAACGAGTATATTTAACAGCACCTCATATAGACCATGACGGTGGTCAATCAGTACTTTCAAGAGCAGGTAGTGGATGGAAAGAAGTACAAGATAGAATTAAATCCGGCATGCCACCAAAAGATAGGAGTAATATCAAAACAAAATGAAGTTTAAACATGAAGCAGTTGACCTAGGTTATAATGACCTTGAAGCAGTTACGGGAGATAAAGGGAGATTTTATACAGACCCAGAAGGAAATAAGTACGCATCAGTTACGACAGTATTATCAATACTTTCAGAAGAAGCGATACAAGCCTGGCGCGCGCGTGTAGGCGAAGAAGAAGCAAATAGAGTATCGCGTATTGCAAGTAGTCGTGGAACAACAGTACATAACATCATAGAAAAATACGTAGCAAATGACCCTGACTATCTTAAAGGAGAAATGCCGCATAATGTACAAACATTTAAAGATATACAACCCGTCTTAGACGAAAGTGTAACAAAGGTTTATCAACAAGAAGCTCCTCTTTATTCTAAACACTTAGGTTTAGCTGGAAGAGTAGATTTAGTTGGTCAATGGAAAGGTGTTGATTCAATCATTGATTGGAAAACATCGCGTAAGTTAAAAAAGAAAGAATGGATTAGTTCATACTTTATGCAATGCTCAGCTTATGCAATTATGTGGGAAGAAAGAACTGGTGTACCAATAAAACAATTAGTTGTTTGTATTGCCGGTGATGAAGGACCACAAGTCTTTATAGAAGATAGAGACAGATGGACAAAAAAGTTATTGGAAACAATAGCTGAATATAAACGTAGAAAATTATTTGGGAGATAAAATGAATTATCTATTAGAAGCTTTAATTAAAAAACTAGAAGGCGAGATTGTAGTAGCACATGCTAATATATTAGTCTATCAACGAAATCCAGTAGGTATCGGTGAACATATCGATATTGTAGAAACTATTGAAAAAGAAGTTGAAAAGATAGCTGATGCACATGATAAAATTGAGGCAATAAAGACATACTGCAAGTAAAAAACTTATAAATAGATATTTACATTTAATAAAAAGTGTGGTATAATATATCTATGAAAAAGTTTAACGAATTTTTAGCAGAAAAAGCAGGTAAAGGATTAACTATATTTGATATAGATGATACTTTGTTTGTCTCAAAAGCTCGTGTAATAGTAGTGAATACAAATACTGGAAAAACAAAAGCTTTGACTCCTATGGAGTTTAATAGTTATAAGCTAAGAAAGCATGAAGAGTATGATTATGGTGAGTTTAAATCAGCAAAGCTATTTTATCAAACTGCTACTCCTATAGGTCGAATGGTAGATAAAGCAAAAGCAATTATACGTAATGCTACTGCTAAAGGTTCAAAAGTTATTATTGTCACAGCAAGAGCTAACATGGATGATAAAAAGCTTTTTGTAAAGACATTTGAATCTCATGGTATACCAATGAAAGATGTATATATAGAAAGAGCTGGTAACATGAGCGGCTCAAGTGCTGAAAATAAAAAAGTTATATTTAGAAAGTATTTAAAAACAGGAGAGTACGCTAGAATAAGACTCTTTGATGACCACAAAGAAAATTTAAAAGCTTTACTTGATTTGAAAAGAGAGTTTCCTTCAGTAGATATGTTTGCGTATCTTGCTAACTTAAAGGGAAGCGTTAAAAGAATAAAATAGGAGAATATTATGCCAATAAAATTAGGAAAATCACACACAACAATAGATAGAGTTACGAAAAAAGCTACAACAGTACACCCGTATATAAAAGGGTTTGCAAAAGCAGAACTTATAGAAAAATATAACCAAGCTAATACTCGTCCAAAAGACAAACAAAAGATTAAAAACGAGTTAGTGAGAAGAGGTGGAGTTGTATTTAACTAATGAGTAATCTCGATAGAATTAAAGAAGTTCTTAATTTAGAAACTTACTATAAGAAACAGAAAACTTTATTTCGTAAGAGAATAATTAGTAGTGTAATAGCGATTTTATTAATTGGTGCAGTAATATATATGTGGTATAATGGATACGTCTAAACAATGGCATGGAGGAAAGGGTTCTAAGAGAAGGAACTCAAACGAAGACGCGTACGCTGATGGATGGGAGCTTGCTTTTGGTAAAAAGAAACCAGAAATAAAAGCACGTAAAGAACAACCATCTCATTCTATTACACAAATTCATAAAGATAAGTCAAAAGTTATACCTAGGAAGTATAAATATAATAACGAGGAAGAAATATGAGCATAGATATAGACCAGTTCGATTTTGGATTTACTGCTGTAGACGAAGATGAACTAGAAGTAGTACAAAAGCAAACTCAAAAATTAGAATCAACAGCTGGTAAAGCTGAAGAGTCAGAAGAAAAATTAAATAGTTTATATAATGCAATCTTACCTTTACTCTCAAATTTAAAAGCAAATCCGGAAAAGGATTATATCTACTGGCCTAAAAGAACAGAAAAAGTAGAAGCCTTTGAGGATTTAATTGCGGGGATAATCAAGTAATGGCAGATATACCACAAACAAATGTAAGCATATCTGCTATCAATACTGAAGTTGATACAGTATCAAGTAATTCTCTTAAAACATTATCTGACGCAGCAAAAACTGGTT